AACCCAAGAGCGGTTGGAAGAAGGCGATCGAGTCCGTATGCGGATGTGAGTGTAGTGATATTAGTCATTTTGTAACTCCTTTAATAAGCAAGTTTATAGTTATGGAACCCCAAATGGGCATTCTAATTTTATTTATATCAGTTTACACCAGTTGATCCGAATCCACCAGATCTTTCAGAGTGCTTTTCAGGTCTTGCTGTTAAGACCTTGAATGCAAATGGTTCATTGGTTGTAACTTCAGCCTGAGCAATGCGATCACCGCGACGAATTGTTTGGTGCATCTTTGAGATATTCGTTAGAAGAACAAACACTTCTTCTTGATAATCAACATCAACGATTCCTTCGGAGTTCGCTAGGATCAATCCTTTCTTAAGCGAAAGTCCTGAGCGAGGATGAAGGCGAATGCTGTAATTCTGAAGTGGTAGAGAACTATCGTGTTTTGTAATGTCTGCGTATGTTTCAATCGTAACGTGACGTTCGATCTTGAAGATCAAACCTGTAGGGACCAGTAAACGATCTCCAGGATAAATGGAGAATTCACCAAATCCATTTACTTCTCTTTCAACAGATGCATTGAAAGCATCATATCCATTCACAACATTTGATGTTGGTTGGAATGATAAATCAAAACAGTTTGCGAGAGAAGTGCCGTATGTTGGAAGTTCAATATCATCACGAAGTTTATACACATTCATCACAATCATAAATTAACCTTCCTTCTTTTTCTTTCCTATAGTATATTTGGAAACCAACTGCCATTGACTCTTATCCTTGAATGGAAGAATCTTAATCTGGCTTAATGGTGCGACATTGTCCTTTGTCTTATTCTCATCAACGAGCTTTACCAAACCCCACTCAGCCATTAGATTCGCAATGGTATTTCGACGTTGAATATCGTTATCAGAAATGTTACTTGGCTTACCGTCTAATTCAAAGAGTTCTTTGAAATGCACGATATAATATTTTCCTTGTTTATGGAGGATATGACAAGACTGATAGAGAATGTTGTCGTTCTTTGCAGCGACACCGATGCGCGTTAGAGTTTCGCGGACCTTGAGGAAGTCGTCTTGCTTTTCTAATGTGACTTCTACTAATTTTTCGACCATGGTCAATCACCCTTATATAATTGTTTTTTCATAGCGGCGATCTGGTCGTCAGAAAGTATCTTTAATGCTTCCTCTGCTTTCGCGTCGGAGTAGCCATAATATTCTTTTACGACATTCAAATCACTACTTTGAGCCTTTTTATGCCATTTACTATATGGACGCTTTTGGGCTCTTATTATATTTAGGAGAAAGTCATATTTGAGTTTGTTATCGAGATTCGGAAACTTATTCATTTCGTTCGCCAGAAGCACTGTATCGCGATGAAACGAAAGTGCACGATTGACCATAAAAGAAGAATAAGATTTCTCGTCCTGTTCCGTCAAAAGTGCATATTCTTTAGTTTGAAGAATAGACGGAATAATTTCTTTAAACAGATCAGCCATAGAAAAACTCCATTATATCTGCTTCGTCTGGATTCCAGACATAGATATCATGCAAACCATGTTTATCTCGGGCTAACTGTAATCTATTGACCGAAACCTTTTGACGGCTAGTGGGTAGATTTGTTGTGATGATTATGAAGTTGTGAGGTTTTTCTGGAGAGGTCTGATTTTTCCATTCTGTAAATTCAGCAGCCTCTGCTAAAACATCCAGACAGTTATCGCGGCGTTTTAATCCAGTGCCGCCTTTACAGTCTGCGACGTATACAGTCCCCTCATATTCAAACATATGCTCAACTTTAGAACCAATCACATCATTCTTAAATGCACCAAGATAAACTGCACCTGGAAATAACTCGTGTAATCCAGTTTGCAAAAATTGATGCTCATAGAGAGAACCTATATGAGTATTCTCTCTATTTGCAATAGAATTTTTATGATTCTTATGCATTGAACTTACATTCAACCATCATTTCTGTTAGACATGCAGTAAGATTCAATTCTTGATCAGCAACAAAGGCAGACTGATATTGATAACGAGCGAGAATGACGACTGCATTTGGAATGGTCGACTTATCCATAATGTCATACAGACTGTCGTAGATTTTGCGATAAATCTTTGCAGGGTCATCGCTGCCGAAATCAGCAACCCATTTACGCATTGCGCTGAAGTTTTGATCTTTCAAAGAAGTGACCAATTCATTAATTGAAACATCAGCAATGGAAGTTAAAATGCCTGAATCGATTTTGCCACTTACTGAATAACGCTGCAGTTCGTTTAGAACGCGACGATAATCTGGAAAGTGTTTCTTAACAACTTCTGCAAGAACTGCCTTATCAAACGGAATCTTTTCACAATTCAAAATTTCTGATGCACGTTTCATGAACGCCATCGCCATCTTTGGCTTTTCTTCTTTGCGCAGTTTAAATTCAATTACAGCACATCGACTATGCAAAGGTTCAATGATTCGATTCTTGAAGTTACAAGTCATGATGAAAGTGCAGTTATGTGCAAACTCTTCCATCGCCGCGCGCATGGCTGGCTGAGTTGAGTTTGGGTTTAAATAATCTGCTTCATCGATAATGATGACTTTCTTACCACCAGTCATCGACATCGCACTGGCATAGTTCTTGATCTTGACTCGGAAGGTATCAATACCCGATTCATCCGAACCATTGATCATTAGATAATCACAACCGATCTCGTCACACAATGCGCGAGCAACGGTAGTCTTACCAGTGCCTGGAGTACCGCAAAGCAAGAGATGGGGAATCTCTTTGCGGTCAACATAAGATTGGAAAGTTGCCTTGTATTCATCAGGAAGAATACAATCGGCAATAGTATGAGGACGGTATTTTTCAACCCACAACGCTTCATTCATAATATAACTCCTGATTGTTTATTCAGTTACTATTCTACGCCATTTTCCGTTTGTAAGCAAGTACATCTCGCCATCAGGACCGACGGTCATACTTGCAGTCACATGCTTTTGTGTTCCTGGAACAAATCGTGGACCACAACTAATTGTGCCATCTGGTGGTGCAAGTTGACCATACTCAGTGCCAATGCGCAATTTGCCATTGTAACTAGCGGCTTCGATTTCTTTTATTACTTCGCACTTTTCGTTGTCAGGAAGAATTGCTGCAGCCGCTACAACTCCACCAGTGGCTACACCACCAGCAAGACCAAGATACTTGAAAAAATTACGTCTTGTTGCCATGATCAATTACTCCATTACGAATGGGAAGGTTGGGGCGGAGGAGGTGAACCCTCACAACGGCAGTCTGGCGGATTGTGTTGTCAACAAGAATAGTTGCACCCCAATAGGATTATTTAGCCACAGATTCGTAGACGGTTTGGAAGTCGCTCTGCTCTGCAACTTCTTCCTCATAATTACGCTTGTGGTAAACTTTCGCCAGTTTTCGACTCAATCTCTTGGGAAGTTCACATTCGTCCTGCATCTTCTGAAGAATTTCTTTAATCAGATCGCGCTCGGCTTCAATGCGAGTGAGTGAGTTTGAGATTTCCTGAAGGCATCCCAGAACCTTTGCTTTATCTACCTTCATTATTATTCTCCAAATGTCGAACTTGCTGCTTCGATCGCAATATAGTAAGTGATTGGAATCGACTTGTGCTTGAACTGAGCCAAACCCTTCTTTGCAATTGAAACATCATAAGAGCCATCAAGCAACTTAAAGTTTTCGACCTTCATCACAACACGGAAAGTGCTGCCACCTTCGACTGTACCAATTTCAATCTTAGACTGGTCGGCAGAATCATCCTTCACGTCAGTTGCGATAAAAAAGATTGAAGAGCCATCAGATTCAAAGACAAAATTCGGCGAACCAGAAATACCTGCAGAACGCTTCATCCAATCTAGATCTTCTTGAGAGATTGTAAATGAACAATCTGGTGCACCAAAAGTGATTGACTTATCAGGTGGTGTTACAATAACCTTTGGAGAACAATATTTGATATAGTCAGATTTCTTGTTTGCGCTGATGTTAAGTTTATCGTCGTCAAACGACAGGTCAGCATCCTTGTAAAGAGAAACCTTTGCCAAGAGTTTATTCAGATCATAAAGAGCAAACTCCTTGGGGAAGTTTTCTTCTACAGTGGCTTCAACAAAGATTGTTTTCAATGGTGAAATTGTTTTCAGAGTATTACCAGACTTAAATTGTAGACTCTGATTGATGCTTGAAAAGTTTTTCAAGACATGCACAGTATTTTCAGAAAGTTTCATAATTAACGACCTCATTTGCTTCAACACGATTATTATATAACGAATCAACCAACTTGTCAACTCTAACTGTTAACTCATCAAGAGAACAATTATTGTCCATCACAACATCATAATGTGCACCAATCCAAGCCCACTCACTAAAGTGAACTTCTGGATAAGCATTGCGCATTATTTCTTGTTTGTTATAGGTATTGCACTCACGAGCAAGGGCATACCACTCTGGATCTTCACCACGACGAACACGAATGACTTTACCGCCAGAATTTACAATTGCATTGATTTCATTTGGAAAACGAACATCAGCAATCACATAATTGTTCCATGGTGCTTGTTCGCAGCGACGCATCACAGTATGAACCCAGAGGTCAGGGTGAAATACATCCCGCCCTGCCTCTGTGCCCATTAGCTGGAGTGCTAATCTTGGTGAGAACTCACGACCGAACTTTTCTGACCACCATTTATCTGGCTGCTCGCGCCATGCTCTAGACCCTGGAGTGTCACCTTCAAGCATGGAACGATTCCAACCAAAGATCGTGGCACAGGCGTCTTTGACACTATTTGCATAACTCTCTTTGAAGAAATCATGACGATCGACCAAGAGATCTGCAACTGTGCCTTTACCTGCTCCAATAAAGCCAACCAAACCTACAATCATAACAAAGTCTCTTTATTAGAGAGAGCCGACAAAGTTTGCAACGGCTGGCATATCACCAGTGAATGCATAGGTTCCGATGTGATGCGTCTTCATCCATGGGCAGAGCCAAATCTGACCACCAAGTTTACGCCACCACTGGCAGAACATATAGTCTTCAGACAAGTAACGATCTGAGCGACCATGATCAATTACTGTATCGAAATATGCATGGATGTAGCGAGTTCCATCAAAGTTTGCCTGACCAACGTGGTCTGGGCGATAACGCAATTCTGGATACGCTTCCTTGAACTTACCAAACACTTCGCGCTTGATGAGCATAAAGCCAGTGCCAATCTCAAGAACTTCAACAGGCTCAGCAACAGAGAACTTCTCAGTGCCAGGAACTGGATTGAAGACGAAATCGCCAGCAAGTTTTTCCATATCTGATGGTTCAATGTCTGGATGACGCTTGACGCCTTCCTTCACAGCACCCCACTTAATGGACTTCTTCGGATACGGACCACCGATAATTTCCTTATCAAGCGCAAGAAGAGCAACCACGTCGCGTGGATCATAATGAATATCTGCGTCGATGAAGAGAAGATGAGTAAATCCTTCAGCACGAAGGAATTCGTCGACGAGATAATTGCGAGCACGAGTGATGAGAGACTCATTAAAGATAAATGAGAAACGAACCTCAATGCCATATTGGGAACAAACGGACTGAAGATCAAGACATGACTTCAGGTACATCCCATGTGCCATACCACCATACATCGGTGTTGCTACGAACAGTTTAAATGAACGTAGTTTTTCTACAGGAACTTCAAGTTGCATAATTATTCACTCCAGTTGTAATATTTTCTAATATGGTCAATAATCTTAGACTGATCATCGAGATTTTCGTTGACCGCTGTCTCTATATAGTCCATGAGAGTCAGCGACCCCATGATATTCGAGATTTTAGTCTTACGAGAATTTTTGAATTTATCATCTTGATCATCTTTACGATCAATATGTCTTTGGTCAAGTGTGCTATCCTTAACTGTAAGGATTAGAATTTTAAAATCATTTGGGAATAGTTCAGAAAGACGATCAAGCATCTTACCATTGAACAAACGATCGCCTTCAAAGATCACATTTACAGATAAATTTTCTGCGCTCATCTCATAAGCAAGATTGCCGAAAAATTTATCTGCATCTGGCTGAACTGCCATCGACAAACGATCTGTGCCCTGGAACACGTTACCATCGTCGACATATTTACCAAGAATATAGAGATTCAGTTTCTTAGAAAACATTGCATCAAGAAGTTTCTCTGGCTTGCAAGTAACCCAATCATCAGCCATCGAAATCAGTTTGAACATCAGAGTGGTCTTGCCAGTTGCTGGCTCACCACCCATCGCAATCACTTTTACCATAATGCCTCCAAACCTTCCTTCACTGGATGCTCATCATCGAACATCCAATCCATTCGTTCTATTCTACCTGTTCTCAGGAAGTAAGTAAACTTTTCTTTGTTAATTTTATTTCTTGGCGCAAGCCTTGCATCTAATGTTTCATTGCGTGCTTGCCATAAAACATTCCATTCAATGCCAGTCCACCCATCACCTTCTGCTTGAGTGATCTCTTCAGATTGACGATCGAGATAGTAACCAAGGTAACGTCCATGGTGTTCACGAAAGATTTTCTTGAATGAGCAAAGGCAAGTTTCCATCGTGAAGAAATCAATCTGATTCTTTAAACCAGGGAATCTTCCTCTTGTTTCTTCGAGAATGTCTTTCGCTTTACTTTCAAGGTCATCGCATTCTGCAGCAGTAAGTCTTGTATCGTACTTGTCATCTTCGCCGAGGGCAAGATGCAAGCCATTACGA